GCGCAACCGATACCACAAAGCGACCAATTTATAACGCTATCCAACCTATGAACGCAGCCGGACAGGTAGGCCCTCAGTCTATCCGCGGTAACGTACTAGGCCTTGATCTATACGTAGACAAGAACTTCACAGAAACCACAGTAGACGACTCATCGGCGTTAATTTTGGCCCCTGAGGCATTTACTGTTTACCGTAGCCCACAGGCTTATATGTCAGTAAACGTAGTATCGAACCTACAAGTACAGGTAGCGATTTACGGCTTTATGGCAACTATCGCAAAAATGCCTAACGGTATTGTTCGTTACCTAAAGGCATAAGTAAAACCCTAATAGTCGGGAGGGTTCTTAGCCCTTTGAGCCCTCCCGGCCCTATTAAGTTAAGGAGTAGAAGATGCCAGCGACTTACGTCACCGAGGCCGAGTTAAGAGCAAACCTTGGAATTGAGAACCTGTATTCCTCAGACATCGTAGAAACGTGCTGTCAGACTGCTCAAGATTTACTCAATCAATTTTTATGGTTTGACTCTGCTCCTGTCGTAGGTACAGCGTTACAAAATAACGTAGCTACAGTTATGGTTGCTAACCCTGCAATCTTCAGTACGGGTCAGTCTGTAACCTTGAGTGGATGCGGCTCAACCTTTAATGGCACCTACACAATTACAGGTACGATCCCATGGACTGCCGGGACTGCTACTCAGTTTCCATCAATAGCATTTAATAATATGGCTTTTAATTGGCCTAATGGTTATAGCTTTATACAGTTTGCTAAAACCGCAGCTAACGCTAATTTTACGCGAGTCCTCCCCTACGGCTCAGCCGTGGGCGCAGACACAAAGACAAACAGCTACGCGACTACGCCGGCCGTACGCGAGGCAGCGATGATCTTGGCCGTAGATATTTTTCAGGCTCGTCAGGTTTCACAAACAGGCGGCGTATCCATCGATGGATTTAGTCCAAGCCCCTACAGGATGGGCAATAGCATGATCGGCAAAATCCGCGGGCTCATCGCCGGATATACGAACCCGAGGAGCATGGTCGGATGACCGCTGCCATTACAACACTTAGAGCGACACTAGCAGCCGCCTTGGACAGTCCTAACGACTGGAATACATACAGCTACCCTCCGGCCACAATTACGGCCAACAGCGTAATCGTCAGTCCGGCAGAGAATTACATTACGCCGAGTAATAACTCTTACGCATCTATTTCGCCTCTTGCTAATTTTCGGATCATCATGACCGTACCTATGTTTGATAATCAGGGAAACCTACAAGGTATTGAGTCTTTAGCCGTAGCTGTGTTTAACAAACTAGCGGCATCAAATATAAATCTAAACATTTCGGCTATGAGTGCTCCCTCTGTCCTTGAGGTACAAAGTGGATCGCTACTTACGGCCGATTTTTCCATATCAGTACTAACGAGTTGGAGTTAAACCATGTCTGACCTAACACCCGAGGAGCTGGCTTTTCTAATAAAGATAGGTCAGATCGAAGCACCAACCACAACAACAAAAACAACAGCCAAGAAAGACGAGGAATAAATCGTGGCAATTTTTCTAAATAATAAAGTCGGCTTTAAGGTCGGCGCTGCACCTGTGGATTTTACTGACCACGTAACCGCTTTCACTCTTACTCAACAATCGGACCAAATTGAGGTCACGGCCATGGGTTCAACCGCACATAATTTTGTAACTGGGCTCTCCAGCGATTCGATTACGGTAAGTCTGCTAAACGACACAGCGGCAGGATCAATCTTGGCAACGCTACAAGCTGCATACGGCACGACTGTAGCATTTAAGGCGATCCAAGATTACACAGCTGCGGTATCTGCTACCAATGTTTTATACACCGGTACATTTTTGGTGGACAATCTAACTCCCCTCAACGGCGCTGTCGCTGATGAAGGCATGATGGATTTGACTTTTACATGTAACTCAAAAACAGTAGTAGCAACTACTGGCACTTGGTAATTAACTAACTAACAAAGGGGCAAACCATGGCAAGACTAAAGATCGTACGTAACGATGGCACCGAACTAGTTGGCGAAATATCGCCCTCTATTGAATATGCCTTTGAGCAGTATTACAAGACTGGGTTTCATAAAGCGTTTCGCGAAATGGAGCAGCAGTCGATGGTCTACTACTTGGCTTGGGAAATTACAAAGCGTGCGGGTGAAGCACCTAAACCTTTTGGCGAGTCTTTTGTGGAAACACTTAAGTCAGTCGAGGTATTAGACAGCGACCCTTTAGCCTAAAGCGCGATCTCCCGTTTACATATTTGATCGCAAGATTAAGTATCAGACTGGGGATCGCGCCTCAAGCGCTATTAGATCTAGATAAGACAATGCTCGATGCACTTGTGCAAGGGCTTAAAGATGAAGCGAAGGAGTCAAGCGATGCCAATCGAGTTAAGCGGCGTAGATGAACTCCGTAAAGCCTTAAAGCAATATGCGCCTGATCTAGATAAACAGCTTAAAAAAGATTTAACTCTTGCTACTCAAAACGTAGTAAATGCTGCTCGAGGGTTTGTACCCGCTACTCCTCCCCTATCTAACTGGGGCCGCGATGGCGGTAACTTTCCAATCTATAATGCGGCAGCTATACGTAACGGCATAAGATTAAGCACAGCCCGATCTAAGATAAATAAAAATGGTTTTGCATCCTCTGTACGTATTGTCAATGCTAACGCTGCTGGTGCTATCTATGAAACAGCGGGCCGTAAAAACCCTGGTGGGCAACCTCAGGGCAAAACTAGAGAAGTAGTAATCCCTACTTTCCGTAAAGATACCGGTGTCGGTGAACATCGTTACATAACCTCAACCGGTAAGAATTTCGGCAAGAGTAATAACCCTAATGCCGGTAGACAATTTGTAGATGCTGCTAATGCAACAGGAATACTCGTAAACGCTAAACCTCGCGTAGCTGGTCAAAGAGGGCAGGTTTCACGTAAATCTACAGGCCGTCTTATCTATCGTGCGTGGGCAGCCGATAACGGTAAAACTAACGAAGCTGTCGTAAGGGCGATCATGAAAACTAATGATCTCTTTATGAGCAAGACCTCAGGCTTTGCTACACGTGGCGTTAGGAAGGTTGCATAATGGCCGGTACTAATTTAGATATTAAGATAATTGCAGAATTTTTAGGCAAGACCGCTTTTAAGCAAGCTGAGACAGCCACTAACAAACTTAATAAGACTGTTAAATCTCTTGGCTCATCTTTCGGTGTTGCTTTTGGAGGCGCTGCTCTTGGCTTGGCTGTTCGCTCTGCCGTTAAAGAATTTGCAGATGCAGAGCGCGAGACTATTGCTCTTACTAATACTGTTAAAAATCTAGGGTTAGCCTTTGATGCTCCGGCAGTCTCAAACTATGTAGATCAGATCGGCAAGCTCTACGGCGTAACAGGTGCTCAAGCTGTACCGGCTATGCAAGCTCTACTCTCAGCCACCGGATCGGTATCTAAATCAACCGAAATCATGAACGTAGCCCTCGACCTTGCTGCATCTCGTAATGCCGATGTAGCGGCTGTCGCATCTGACTTGGCTAATGCCTATATTGGTAACTCTAAAGGACTTGCTGTATATAGTTTAGGTCTGACAAAAGCCGAACTATCGGCCATGACTTTTGATGAGATCTTACAAAAAATAGCTACGGATACCTTAGGCGCAGCCGATGAAGCGGCAGCGAGCCTAAGCGGCAAAATGGCAATACTTTCAGAGGCAGTCAATCAAGCTCAAGGGCGTATCGGTGGCGGCCTAGTCGATGCTTTAGGTGGACTAGCAGGGCCTAACGGTGCCGGCGGTGCAGCTCAGACTATTGAGAATTTATCTACAAAGCTTACTAATGCCATTACAGGGTTTGGATACCTAGTACAAGAAGTCAAGATCGCTCAGCCGATCCTCGTAGGTGCCGGTATTGCTATCGGCCTTGCATGGGCTCCATGGTTTACAGCTATTAGCGTTGCTGCTCTTGCTGTAGGGGCCTTAGGTAATGCCCTAAAAAAGAATAACGCTATACCCGCTCCCAATA